AAACTCGTAAAGCACCTTCTTTTGACTCTAAGCCAAGAGATAGCAATGATTGAATTTCATTAAGAGCAATTAACTTGTCTAATGGAAGTGGTTGTGGGAAGTGTACGTAAGAACGGTATGTTAATTGGTCATTGGTATCTAGTTGTGGAGTTTGACCTTCTTTTAGTTCTACGTCAGTATTAGGGTCCCAAGTAAAGGTTTCTGGTTCTTTTACGGCTAAGTTCAATAATATAAGTTCATTAATACGCTCTAATCCATGAGCGTATTGAACAATCTTTTGGTGGTAACGATTCATTAAAGGTTGGAACTGAATAGACAAAGCAACACCTGATGTATTTGAAATAGGTTGTGCTTGTCCAAGAGCAGTCTCTGGTACACCAACCATTTCGTGCATTGCTTTTTTCATCATTGCAAGGAAATCCATTGCACCTTTAAGACCTTGTGCGCCACCTTCTAGATTTTCTACCTTTGCATCTTTTGGTAGACCGCCCCATACTTTGTTAGCGCCTTTTTCTAATTGAGAAGCTTTAGCACCAATAATTACAGTTACTGGAGCAGCGTGGTAATTAACAATGTCAGCAATGTCAGTTGCTACTTCGTTGTAAGTTCTATTAATTGGAATAATGTCATTGCAATCAGATAGGCCCCAAGGAGAACCTGAAATACGAATGTTAGGAATATGGATAACTGGAATAACACCAAGTGGATTTGGACGTGAGTCAATAAGTTCATCATTAATGTATTCTTCAATAATGTCATCAGTCAAGATTTCAGTATAAGTAAATACTTGACGTGTACCTTCTAGAGATGTACCCCAAAAACGGTATTTTAATTTAAATCTAATTAAACGTTCACGGTCATGTGGATGGAATTCTGGAAAACAAAAAGAAGAGTTTAATGGAAGTACGCGAACACGACCTGGATGTTGACGACCAGCTGGGTCTACCCATGCTTCTTCATAAGCAACTTTAATAAAACAATCACCAGATACTCCACCTTGTTGACCAATTTCCCAAAGTACTGTTGCTTTGTTGTTGTCTACTTCCCATACACGTTCTAATAAATCTGGAACAATTGCTTCTGTTTCTTTAGGGCTTCTAAATTGAACACCTTTACTAAATGTAAAGTTAATAATGAAATCTGTAAATGCTCTGTAATAATTGAGCACCATTTGGGTTTCACCAGTTTGACGGCGATAAGAATAATGATGACCTAGGTACATAGCCCAGTTCAATGAATAACGGTTTAGACGAGGACCGTGAACCTCAAATTCTTCATCAGCTAATTCTACTAATCCAAGAGGGGATATAGAGATTGTTAAATCAGAGGACGCTGCCCTATAACTAGGAGGGGAAAAGTCTAGGCCGCTTGTCACCTATTAATCCTCTCCAAACTATTTGTTATATCTTAGCACTATTAACTGTACTAATATTTTTCGCCACGGTTATCTGTGGCGCTGGCCTTTAAGTTGGCTTTTGCCAACAGGCTTAGTTACTTTTTTATTTTGTTCTTCTTTAACCTTGTCTTGCTTTTCTTTTGCATAATCTCTAAATCTTGGGTCTATTTCTTTTTTAGATTGAACAAATTTTCCACCCATTTGAGTATAACGAGCGTGAACCCAGTGAGCTGCTGCTGGAGAAGGATAAACATTAAATTTAGTACGTGCTTGCATAGTAAGCATGTTCCACATTTTAGGGTTAGCAGGTAACTGCTTAGGGCCCTCTTTTACTTCTTTACCTGAAATTAATGCCATATGTCCTCAAGCTCCAAAACCTGCCTGACCAACTTGCAATACACAAGTTAGTTAGACAGGTTAAGTGAGATTACTAGTCTTGTACTACTGCAGGGTTCAAACGTTGTTGATGTGAACCATCGCGGAAAACTTCTTCAATTTTGTTTTCTGCATAATCAGCAAATGAACCAGTAGCAAATTCTTGTAGAGTATTTGGTGCCTCTACCCAAGCTGCTGAACCAACATGTGCACGTTCGCGCATTGTTTCTTCGGCTGGCTTAGTGTGAACTGGTGCATTACGATTCGGACGTCCTGCTGCAGGTGTGTAACCTTGAGAGGCTCCGTTAGAGAATTCCTGTGGAATATCTGTGTCTGTTGCTAATCCTTCTTCAAAACGAAGAGGTCCACGTTGACCAGGAATTGCTCCGGCCATTTTACGGTCATAGATATTACCTGGGCGCTCTGGAAATTTAGGCGCTGGTGCAATTGCCATATTTAAAACTCCATATTTCTATTTAAGGTACCTTAATAAAAGTGTTCTGCTTTTTTACCTTTATGTCAGGCTAAAATCAAGTTTACCTGTAAAAAGGCGATGAACTGACCTCTACTGAGGGCATTGTTAAATCTAATGTGAGACTACAAGCGATAGCCAAACTGTCAGCAAAGTCATCATGAGCATGGGCTTCATCGGGGGCTTTGGCTAAAAAGTTAGGTCCAGTAAATTTAGTTTCTAAATCAGTCATCTGTTGGTAGAAACGTTTCCAGGTTCTTAATCGTCTAGTCTTTGCATGAGCTGGCCAACCGACCATCCTTCTATCAATTAAAGCCTTTAAATGTTTCCAACGTTTTGACTGCTCTGGTTGGCTACTGCCTAGAGAGTGAACTTCGGCTCCTGGAAGCAAAAGCTTAAGACGTTGGGCTACTGCATCTCCAACTCCGTTTGCATCAACTCCAACAGCTATCACATCGTATGCAGAAAGGAAGTTAACTATTTGAAAGTACTGGTCTTCCCAATCGTCGCCTTGAATTTCAAGCCAATTAAGAATTCTGTGGTCAAAATAACCAAACTCATCTGGTCTATCCCAATCAACCCATACAACAGTAACTACAGTTGAATCTAGTTTTCTTGCTGGGTCAATTCCAACTACTACAGGGCTACGATGCCAAGCCTTGACAATTTCTTGAGAAGTATCTCCAAGTTCGTCCATAATTGTAGAAGTTACAAACATTCCTCTTTCAAGTAGCCATTTACAAGAATAAGACATTTGGAATTCGTCAGATTCTTCACCAATACGTAAAGTTTCTCGTTTAATAAATTTTCCGTAGTTTTGATTTACTTTAGCTACTTCGCGCCAATCCCATTCAAAGTGGTTTTGTCTACTGCCTCGAGTTGTTTGTCTTCTCTTATTTAATTGAATAGACCTGTAAAAGTTATTTTTACTTGTAGTTGGAGTACCAGTTTTAACCATAGTTCCTGAGTAATAAGCCAACATAGGAGAAATAGATTTAGATACTACAAAGTCATCTGCTTCTTGACACTCGTCAATAACAATAAGATGAAAAGATTTAGATTCAATTTTTGCTCTTGGGTTAGCTGTCATCATCATTAAAGTAGAACCAGAGTTCTTTAGTTTAATCTGTCTAGTAACTCCAGGAACTTTACCAAGGCTGTCATCTATTTCTGGGTCACCTAATATTTCTTGCGCTCTTTCACTAGTAAGCCTGTTAACAGCGCGTCCAAATAAAGTTTCAACCTGACCTTCAACTGGAGCAAACATTCCTACCCAGATACCAGTTTTAAATCTACCTAGTAAATCTGGATACATCTTTGCAAGTCTTGGTAATAAAACCATGAGAGTAACAACTGTATTAGCAATAGTTTCAGATTTACCTGATTGACGTGCAGCTAGAGCGGTTACTTCTTCACCATCATTAATAATTACAGATTCAATAATTCGACGTGCTAAAGGTTTTTGATATGGGTGAAGGTCATGGCCAACAAGGGCTTCCATAAACTGCATAGTTCTATCTACTAATTTAATAACAAATTCTTTAGATAACTCATCAAGTTCGTCTTCCTCTTCGGGAGGAAGGTCATCTTCATCTTCTTCAAACTCTTCTTCTAAAAGCTCTTCGTTCTCTTCAAGAAGTTCTAATTCTGGCTCGTTCATTTTTTCCAATTCTTTAACACGATAGTTTAACCAATATGCTGTCCTGATTGGACTCGAACCAATAACCACTCGATTAACAGTCGAGTGCTCTGCCAATTGAGCTACAGGACATCAGAGAGCCTCGAGTCAGGATTGAACTGACGACCTTCCGCTTACAAGGCGGATGCACTACCGCTGTGCTATCGAGGCCTAAAACTAATGGCCTAGGAGTTAACCCAGGCCATAAGAGTGCCGCCACCACACGGGAGAGAAAGGAAGAGAGGCATATCTATTATTACATATAGTCGTTAATAGTAGATGTTCCGACATCAGTTAGCGTGTTGGCTTAATAGTCCGATTATGTAATTCATCTAAAACTGCATGTAAAGCTTCTGCTCCAGTAAGAGCTTCTTGTAAATAAACATCTTCTCTATTTTTTTCATAAGCTGAAAGGCATCTTCCAAGTTCATATAAAGATTGGCTAGCCCACATATCTAACTCAGCAGTAGGTATCTTAGAAACTCTTTTTTTAATTTTTTCAGAAAATGGCTTATCCCATTTAGTAGTCTTCTTGAACACTTACACCCTCCTGAGACCATTTAGATAACGGTATCACTCTACCTTCAATAGCAGATAAAAGGGCTTCGGCTTCTTCAAGTCTTGACTTACCAAACACACCTAAAGCAATCCCTGGTCTAGTAAAGGGAACTCTAAATACTAAACATTTACCTTTTCTAAACGGAGGTTCAATTTCGCTAGTCCAGCCTTTTTCAATAAAAGGCATAAAACCACGTTTTCCGTAGTTAACAATATCAACGTATAGTGGCCCGATTGTTTTCATATTAGTTGTTTAATTGAGTCCTTGGTCCCGGAGACATTTCTGCTGGATTAAATGCACCCATATCTGGCCATTGGTCTAAACCAGATTCTTTTAAGTATACACCAGTAGATTCACTAGCTTTTAATTCGTTCCACATTTCAACAGGAACTCCGTAGTATCCCCACCAAGTTCCGTCTCTAAATCTAACTACTAAAGTTTCACTTTGTTTACTATATGCAAGTTTTAAAGCTCTAGGTCTTTTAGGATTCTTAGTAGGTGCTGTTTGTGTTGTATAAGAAGTATCTT